AGGAGAATCAGTAAAATGGTTCTCTTTTTTAGTTTATTAAATAAGGTTAATTAGTCTTGGTTTTCTTGACAAATTATTTAAGTGTTGATAAAATCTAAATGTAGTTAAAATAAATTAAAGAGGAGGATGTGTGATAAATAAGTATGCTTTTATCATACAAGGTTAAATGAAATATAAAATAAATTTAGATTTGAAAATACTTCCTACTATTGGGAAGATAATGTTAGCTAATCTCATAGTTATAATGGGTGGAGGAGTGATAGGTGGAATATTAATGTATATATTTGGCCTAATGGAATATAAAGATTTAGTGGTTGCAGCAATTGTAGTTGCTGCAAAACTTGTTACAATTGTTATGTTTTTAAAAATTGTTTTAGAAAACACAACTCTAACAAGAACAGAGGATAATCCAGAAACTAATTTATTGTTAACAGAAATTTTAAAAGAGATTAGAGAATTAAAGAAAAATAATGAAGAATTAAAAGATGATAATAAAATAAAAAACTAATTTAAATTTTTAGAGAAGATAGAATATGGTAAAGCAACAGGTATTATCATTCAGTTCTTCTCTTTTTTATTACTAAGAAATTGGAGGTGAGTTCATGGCAAAGTCAAAATGGGAAACACATGTAAAAGATAAATTAATACTTGTTGAAGGTTGGGCTAGAGATGGGCTCACTGATGAACAGATAGCAAAGAATTTAGGAATAGGAACAAGAACTTTTTACGAATATAAAGAAAAGTATCCGCAGTTTTCGCAGTCCCTAAAAAGAGGAAAAGAAGTAGTTGATACAGAAGTTGAAAATGCTTTATTAAAAAGAGCTTTAGGATATACTTATGATGAGGAAACATATGAGGAACTATCTGATGGAACGAGTAAAAGTAAAACAGTTACTAAACATATACCAGGAGATACTACAGCACAAATATTTTGGTTAAAAAATAGAAAACCAGGAGTATGGAGAGATAAAACAGCAGTAGAGCATAGTGGAGAAATAAAAGGCAATAATCCTTTTGTTGGACTTAGCACAGAAGAACTAAAGAAGTTGATAAAAGATGAAGAATAGTGAAGGACATCCTTTAAGTTGGATTTACCTTTAGGAGGTGATGATAGAGCTGGTAAACAAAAATGAAATAAGAAAACAAGCAAAATTAGAACTTGCAAGGCGTGAGTTCTTTTTTTATTGCCATTTAAAAGCTCCAGACTTTTATAAACATGATAGAGAATACTTAGTAGATTTATGTAATAGTATGCAGGAGTTCTATGAGGGAGATGATGAAGTTCTTATTATTAATTTACCTCCTCGGTGAATTCGCCATGGGAAGTCAAGAACAGCTGGGTTATTTGTTGAATGGATATTAGGAAAAGACCAGGCAGAAAAAATTATTGCAGGCTCATATAATGAAACTTTATCAACTGAATTTTCAAAAGATGTAAGAGGGGATATTCAAGAAATAAAAGCAGATGAAGATAAAATTGTATTTTCTGATATCTTTCCAAATGTAAGAATAAAACGTGGTGATGGAGCTATGAATCTTTGGAGTTTGGAAAATGGAAGAAATAATTACCTTGCTACATCTCCTACTGGTACAGCTACAGGATTTGGATGTTCTTTGTTGATAATAGATGACCTTATTAAAAATGCTGAAGAGGCTTACAATGAGAATAAGCTTGGTAGCCATTGGGATTGGTTTACAAAGACAATGCTATCAAGACTGGAAGGAAAAAGAAAGCAGATAATCATTATGACAAGATGGTCAAGTGGAGATCTTGCAGGAAGAGCATTGGAATATTACAAAGAAGAAGGAAAGCAGGTAAAACATATAACAAAAAAGGCACTACAAGATAATGGAACTATGCTATGTAATGAAGTCTTAAATTATAAAGCATACAAAAGCATAATTAGAGCAATGGGGCCAGAGATAGCAAGTGCTAACTACCAGCAAGAGCCTATTGACTTAAAAGGTAGATTATACAGCAGTATAAAAACTTATGAAACTCTACCAAAAGATGCAAATGGAAATCTACTATTTACAACTATTAAAAATTATACAGATACAGCAGACACAGGATCAGATTATCTATGTTCAATTAACTATGGAATATATGAGAAAGAAGCATATGTATTAGATGTTTTATATACTAAAGAACCTATGGAAATTACAGAACCAGCAGTTGCTAAAATGCAGTTTGAAAATAATGTAAGTATAGCAGATATAGAAAGTAATAATGGAGGTAGAGGATTTGCAAGAGCTGTAGAAAGAATATTAAAAGAAAAATATACAAGTAATAGAACTAGGATATCTTGGTTTCATCAATCTAAAAATAAACAAGCAAGAATATTATCAAATAGTACTTGGGTGATGGATCACATATATTTTCCAAAGAATTGGATAGATAGATGGCCAGAATTTGCAAAAGCAATATTGACTTACCAAAAAGAAGGAAAAAATAAATATGATGATGGACCAGATGCTTTAACTGGAGTTGCAGAAAAGTGTATGAATAACACAATAGATTTACAAAATTTTAAATTTATAGGAGGTGATTAAAATAAAAAAAGAAATGTTTGTTTCTATAGTAACACAGCTTTTTTCAGAAAAAAATGGAACACTTGAAACTATTTCAAGTGATGTTGTAAATAAGATTATAACTGATATAGATATAGCTTCAGCAATACAAAAATTAGAAAGAGCAGTATCAGGAAGAAAGCTTGTACCAATAGCCAAAAAAACAGAGTTAAAAGAACTAGAAAAAGAGATACAAGAAAGATTTTCAGGAATAAAGTTTAATCGAATTATTAATCATTTAATAACAGCCAGATATTATGGTTATAGCTGTTTTGAAATAGTGTATAAAAAAGATTTTAGTATTGATACTTTGATTCCTATTCCACAAAAGTATGTAGACTATAGAGAGAAAAAATGGAAATTAAGAATAGGAACAGAAGAAATAGTTTTAAATAGAGAAAAATTTCTGTTAAGCATCCATAAATGGAATCCAGCAAAGCCAGAAGGAACAAGTATATTTGAATGTTGTCATCAAACTTTCCTTGATAAAGATATGTATATAAAACAGTTGAGAGGGTTAGCATCAGAATATGGAGACATTATTATAGTTTATCCTTTTGATGTAAATATGAATGAAAAAGAAAAAGAAGAACTTAGGAAAAATGTTGAGAATTTACATGGTAAAAAAAGTATTGGGGTTCCTGTAGTTTTTAGTGAAAATTTTGATTTAGGAAAAACAGTTGAATTTATAAAACTCTCAGATCTGGATCCTAAAATATATACAGAACTTGAAAACAGAGAAAAGGAAAAACTGGTACAAAATATATTAGGTTCCACTTTAACAATGGATAATGGTGGAGGAACAGGCTCATATAGTTTAGGAGAAGTTCATAAAGAAGGATTTGATGAAGTAGTAGAAGAAATATGTAAGTTTGTTACAGATTCACTATTTCAACTATTAGAGATAGATTCAAAGTATCATGGATATAATTCTAAAGATTTTGAATTTACATTAGAAAAAATATTTACAGAAGAAGAGAAAATAGCAAGAGAAAAACAGCAGGAAGAACTTAAAACAGTGAAATTAGATAATCTGCAAAAATTATCAAGTACAGGGTATAAGGTTACAGCAGAGTATATTTCAGAACATTTAGGAATCTCTCCAGAATCTCTTATAGAAAAGCCAGAACAAATATATGTAAGTGCAATAGGAGCAGAATTCAGTAAAAAAAAACTAGATGATCTATTTGAAAAAAATAAAGAAAGAATTTTAGTATTTGAAGAAACCATTTCTCCTGGAATGAAATATTTTACTGATACTTTAACTAAGCAACTCAAAGAAAAATTTAAAGAAATAAAAAATATAAATGACTTGGAAAGTTTATCATTTGATTTGACTGAACTAAAAGAAAAAATGATTGTAGCTTATTTAAAGGGCTATATAGACGAATTGGAAAATCCATTGATGGAATTCTCATCTGATGAAGAAAATCCTTTTAATCTGTCATTTAGTAAAGCGATAGATTGGTTTATAAAGAAATTTCCTATTCTATATGACCATCTAGATGATGTTACTAAAAAAGTAAATGAAACATTCTTCTATATCAAAAGAAGTTTGGAATTAGAAACAACAAGAACTCTATATAATAATCTTTTAGATAATTTAAGTAATGGAGGAACATTTGAAGATTGGTTAGAGGCTAGTAAAACAATTTTAGATAAAACTGGATTAGGAGATAGTCCATGGTATTTAGAGCTGGTATATAGAAATAATATGCAGAGTTCATATAATGCAGGAGCATTCTATAATCAAGAACTCAATAAGAAGAATAAACCTTATGGTCTTTATGATGCAATAGATGATGAGAGAACATCTGAAATATGTAAAACATTAAATGGAAAAGTTTATCCACTAGATCATGCATTTTGGAATAGATATCTTCCACCTAATCATCATGGATGTAGAAGTAAAAGAATTACATTAAGTAGAGAAGAACTTGAAGAATATGGATTAACAGTTTCTAAAACAGTAACTAAAGAAATAAAAGAACTTAAAAATAAAATGGGAAATTTTTATGGAACACAAGTAGCAGGAGTAAAAAAAGCAATAAAGCAAAAAGAGAAAGAAATTGAAGAAATGAAAAATCAATTAAAATTAAAAATATAGGAGGTAATAATCATGACAACAGCAGGATTTATAGCTATTGGAATTGTAATGGGAGTATTGGGAACTTTAACAACTTTACATTTCATGAATAAAAGTAAAAAGTAGGTATTTTATGGATGTAAAGTTTAAAAGTAACTCCAGCATAGTAA